GGCGAAAAGAGTTCGGTTTTCAAAAAATTCTCTGGGTTTTTTGGTTTTGGCGTTTTGTTGCCTTCTTGTAGTCCTAGGGCTTCGTTGCGTTGATGCTGGACATGTGCTTTCTTTTGTGCTAGGTAAATTGCTCCTCGTTGGGCGTTGCAGGGTTTGCATGAGGCCACGATGGGTGTGTCGTCTCCGACTAGGTCGTGTGGGATTACATGGTCTGCTTCTGTGGCTGGGGCTTTTTTGCACCAGTGGCATAGTGGGTTGCCTTCGAGCACTTCGGCTCTTCGTCTTCTGTATTCGGGATTGGATGTTCTCTTAGGCATTGTGTGTGTTTCCCCCCACTAGCGCACCCCCCCGAGGGGGCTTGCTGTCATGCTACAACTTAGGGTTTGCTGGTTTGTGTTCCCCACAGTTCAGGCTTTGTCTGCCTTGGTTGCCGGACACATTGTTGAAGTGGACACCATTCGCATTTATGACGTTTGGACGCTGCACAGTGGCTGACCCCAGCATCTCTTCAAGTAAGTCATCACAAGAGGCAAGGCGCACTGCTCTACTCACGTTTCCGTGCTTTATACCAACAGAGTGCAATTCCCTATGTGGCCGTGGTTCTCTCAATTGTGGGGTCATGGTTATTCTTTCCAGAACCACCTGAGTGCGACAATAGCGCACACGAGTAGCGAGCCGTAATAAACCCATAGCCATTTGGCGCTCATTGGGCTTGCCTGCCTAGTCGTGCTGCAATTAGGTCTAACTGGTTTGGTCGCCAAACGTAGTGCTCAATGCCTGCGTTCAGTAGTGCTTCTGCCCACAGTTTCTGGTCATGACTCAGACGTCCGTCTTGGCTTTTGAGTTCGGCCATGATGAAGCCTCTTTTCGGGTGGCACAGTACAAGGTCGGGGAATCCTTTACCGTCTGAGCGCCACACACCGGGTCTAACCATTTTTGGTGAGGCGTGAAAGATGAGCCAGCCGTTCATCTTGGCGATTTGCTCGACAGCGTCTTGAAATAGACGCTCAGAGGCGTCATGCATTGGGGGTGGCACGGCGCAGCTGGCTTTCTAGGGTTCGGTTTTTTTGCATAAGTCTTTTGCATTCCTCAGACAAAATGCTGAGTTGTTTTGCCATGTTGCCTACACAGTCACAGTCAGGGTCATAGTTAGTTGTGGCTGTGCAATCTGGGTAATGCCATGCACCGTTCAAGCCGTACGGCATCATTTCTTGCTCGACTGTCCGAGCAATAGCCCTGTCATAAACACGCTAAAAACAAGAACAACAAAAGTGAGAAGTTCGGTCATTAGAACGGCTCCTCTTCCGGCAATGGCACTTCTTCAGGCTCATTGTTCTTCAACGCTTCAATGGCTTTAGACACTTGGAACTTGTCCATGCTCGGCAGGTCAAGTGGGGGCAACTTGCCTGCTTCCTTCAAGAGTTTCTTGTAAAGCCACACCTGTTTGTCGCTGGGTGCGTTCGCTGGGCGCTCCGTGGTGACACCGTCGGCGCTGGTTGTGGTCACACGCTGCACCTTGGCCATCTCTTCACGGCTAGGACGCTTGGAAGGGTCTGTGCCTGCAAGGTTGTAGTTGGCTAATCCTCGACCGACAGAACCTGTTTCTGCATTGGCGAGGTGCGACGCTTTATTTATGTGGTTTGAGTTACGCACTTCTTCTTCCCACCCTGTCGCCACAAGTACGTCACCGATGTAGATTTCGGCTTTGAACACGGCCACATCTGCTAGGTAGTGCACCAGTTCTGTAATGATGCGCCCATCTGGGTGCGCTGTGTAGAACTTGTTTATTCTGCTACTCACTGGTTCGTAGTCTTCAAGATTGAACGCCATTGGAATAGAGCCTTTCTAGTCGGTCACATTCTTTTTCAAGTTCTCTAATTGTTTTCATCATTCCTTGTGCTGCGTGTTCCAGTTTGGCAACTGTTTCTTTGCAGGCTGTGATGTTGTCAAGCAGTTCGCATTGGCGACAATCCTTGGTAGGGAATCCGGGCTTTTCTTTGCCTAGGTAACAGTCCTCATGGTGATAGTTGACGGCCATCAGATGAGACCTTTTGCGTACAGTTCTGATGCTTGCTTTGCAGAGTCCAGAATCAACTGGGCAAGTGCGTTCGGGTCGTCTTTCTTAGCCATAGATAGTTGCCCGATGGCGTACTCGACGGCTTCACGTTCTTGGAAACGCATCTCTATTTCTAGTTTCGCAGCCAACAGGCCGAGAGTGTGTATTGCTTCTGAATGTGTCATTGTTTCCCTCACTGACTCAATGCGCTATTTGCAGCGCCTCTTCTTTATAACAACTGGGTGGTGCGACTTGCAAAGTTGGTCGTTCAAACCGTTGCAGTTATGGCGTATTGCGCCCCAGCCGTAAAGTCCAGCCGGGCTTCTTCGCTGACCATTCTCGGTATGACCATAGAAAGCAATTCTGTCAACGCCACGAGCCTGCTGTGCAAACGTCAACAAATGCGCCTTGCTATTCGGGGTGTTGTTCCAGTAATCCCAAGTGCGCCTGTAAATGCCAAAAGCCGTCACATACGAGCGAGTCGAGTGGCGTGTGTTGTTGGCTGTTTCGCAGCGTGCTAAGTCCAAATACCATTCCTTCCCCATGGGGTGATTCCAGTCTTCTTTAGCAGCTGCTGGTGCTGGAGCGAGTAGGGCAATGAAAAGCGTGAACGCCATGATGAACTTTGTCAATCCTCAAAAACTTCTATTGGCAATCCCCAAGTTCCCCAACTGTCTTGCCGGGTGGCCACGGAGGCCTGAACTATCAGATTTGTCTCAGGGTCTATAAACACCTGAACGAGTAATGTCCTGTCTTTTGACACTAACGGAAGATAGGTCAGGACAAGTGGCTTTTCGCTCATGCGTCGTACCATTCCTCTGTCATCATTTGTTTTACTTGGTCTGGGGTTAGCAGAAACCCTCTGCTGGGATGTTCTGAACCCTTGGCAAAATCCCATTTCTCAATGTGACCTTTGTTAAGTCGAAGATACTTTTTGAGCCTTGCCACGCTGACCAGTGAAAAAGCACCGGGGGCGTATCGGTAGGCCCACCATTCTGCCTTTGTGACGTTAATACCTGATTGACACCATTCGCCGTTGTCGTTCATGCATTGGGTTTCAATGGTCATTTTGCCGTTTCGGTATCGGTCTGCTTTGACTTCTACTTTTGACCCTTGGACAGAGTTAAAGAAAGCGACCAGTTCGGCTTCTGCTCCTTGGCCGTATGCCAAGTCAACTTTGAAGTCAAATTGTGGGTTGTACCCTGTTTGCGTTTTGGTCATGGTTTCCCTCCATCAGCCCATTATGACTCAAGTGAGTGTCAGTTTGGAGGATGCGACCCTAGGCGCAGGAGGGAAACACGCCACGCCTAGAGCCTGTCAGATTCGGCTAGGCCTTGTCTGAGTTAGGTTTTGGCAATGCGCGCCATGCTGCTTCGAGCGCTTTAGCGTCTTTTGCCAAGTCCATTTCAAGTTCAAAGTGAAGCCATGCGCCCCCTATTGAACCTGCGTTGTCGGTTGCTGTAAAGATTTTGACGCCTTTTTGCCCTTCGCCTCTAGAACAGCGCCATCCTCTTCCAAAGTCCCCATAGGCGTAATCATGCAGTTCGCACAGTCCTAGGGCTTCTGAGTGCTCAATCAGCCAATCCCACAGTTCTTTAGCCTGTGCTCTGCCTGCTCTGGTCTTGGGATAGCCCACGTCGCCAGCCACACCCAAGGAATGGGTGCTGAGGGTTTTGCCTCCACGGATGTTGCGAACAACCCATGTGCCCAGATTGGTAAATGATGGGTAGCGCCGTTTGCATAGGTCAACGAACTTTTCTGTTCCTGCGAGTTTGCCTGTGCCGGGTGTGGTCACTGGGTAGTAGGGGTATTTACGAGGCACTAGGAGGGTCTTTCGGTTTGTCTTTGAGGCCGTTGCCTGCGAGTACACCGATGAGGCCACCTGCGAGGGTCATAAGCATTGGTGAGAGGACTGCCCATGCTTCGGCATCGTTTGGTGCTTGGTCGAGTGGTTGGGTGACGAATAGGAGGCCGTAGATGAGTGATGCGATGGCCATGACGAATGAGATTGTGAGTCCACCGGCAACAAAGAGAATGATGCGTGCTTTTATTTCTTCGTTTGTTAGGCGTTGTTTAGGCACAGCGTCCTCCTCCTATTTGTGTTTGTGTTCCGATGGTTTCGGGGGCTTTGTTTTTGATGCGTTCGCAGTTCACTCTTGTACGGTCTGCACAGGCTGTGAGGGTGATGGCGAGCAGGCTAATCAGGGCTAGACGTTTCATGCTTGTCGATACCCATACACACGAATAGTGCCTGTCATAGTTCCCGATGCCGGCACTAACTGAATACCTGTGTATTGCGTAGTAGTTGCTACCTGTGCACCAAGTAAAAGTACTGCTGGCCCGTTTGCGTCAAAAGCGTGAATGTTTGCTTGCGTTCTAGTTGCAATATTGGGGTTTGCCATGTCAATAACTGTTTCGCACAAAATAGTTGAAACTGAGGAATGACCACCACAACGTTGGGAAGTAGTAGCAGCGCCACCAATGTCGCTTACGCCAGCGTTGTAAGCAAGGCCGTATCCAAAATAGTTTGCACCGGAATCTACTGTGTTAGTGCCACTAATCATTTGAAAAGCAAAAGTAGTGCCTGCACTGCCGTAATGACTAATAATAATTTTGTAGTTTGCATAGGTTGAAGAAAAGCATGCAAGCACTTGTGGCGCTGCTGACGCTGTATATGTCGTAGCGTTGATGTACACCAAGCCACCGTTGTTTAGGTAGGTATTCGTGTCGCTCGCTGTGAGCACCTCGCCAGTCGTAAAAGTCTTTATAGCCATGTTTAATATCCTAATCTGTTGGAATCGAGGACGCCGAAAGCAAGGCTATCCAAAATGAAAAACACCAGCGCCTCCGACGAAACCAAATTGAAAGTAAAACGAGACTGCTCAGGCGTAGCCGTAACCGTAGAACCCTCAACAAAAACGTCATAACCATCAGAACGCAAAATCAGCCCACAACGGCGACCAGTACCAGCCTCCTTTGCGGCCTGAATCGCCACGTTATTAGTCTGAACCTCAGACATAACAGAAATAGTGCTAGGCACCTGTTCCTGTACTTGCAAAGTAGCCAACAAATAATCAGCAAGGCTTTGAGACTGGTTCAAATCTTTGTCAAAAGTCTGCAAAGTATAAACGCGCTTGCCAGTGCCAGACGAAACAGACGCTAACCCTTTAGGCTCGACAACTGTTTGCTCAAAAAAAGAGTCAGCCATCGACCTGAAAACAACCGTGTCAAATTTAGATGTTTCTTCAATTGTAACGCCAGTGCCATCTGTAAAAACACCAATAACTGGTTGCCCTGAATAATCGTTACGGCCATACCAGTCAATGACGGCTTCGTTTTGACCCGACAAATAGCCTTGCTCGGTTTGCATCAACTGGTTCAACAAAGTCAGCACATTGGTGTTTGGTGCTGACTGTGCAGAAACAAGAGCACCCGTGTCCACGCCGTTCAAAATCAAAGATGAACCGAAAGCGTCAGCAAGCACAGCCTCAGCTGCGCCAAACGCAGTCAAGCCAGAACCCCAACTAAACGAGTCGCTAGTCAAGCCACGCCCGGCAATGGCAAGCGAATCCTCGCAAGAAATTTTGTAGGTGTCCATGGCCGATACAAAGCCATAAGTAATTTGGACATCTGCAACAATGCCGTAAAACATCGTAAAATCGTCAATTCCTTGACTAGCAACAATTTCTATTTGCTGACCAATTTCTATAATTGGAAGCGCCGAAACGTTACGACCTTCAATGACTGCCGTAGCGCCTCGAAAGACATCTGTGATTTGCTGGCGACCTCTAGTAATAGTGATGTTTTGGACATCGGTAATGTTTGTTAGAGCGTCATAGATTACGCTCCACGAGTAGCGAGCCATTACGAAACCCGAATTGGTACTGAACCGTTACGGAACATGTAAGTGCGAAGGGCATCTACTACTGCGTTGGGGTCTGCACTGGTCACGTTAATGTTCACAGTCGTGCCACCACTGATTTGGCTCATACGGTCAAGAGGAATTACAGCCTCGGGCCCACGCTCACCAATCAGGGCGAGCATTCCACCGGGCGTGTTGACAACTCCACCGTCAGCCATTGCTGGGATGGTGTCAAACCTTGATTTGTCTGCACCTGATGGGCCTCGACTTTCGCCCAGTCTGCCGAAAGCAACGTCAGCAACTAGCCCAATGTCTTTGAGTCCGGGTATTGCGTTGTAACCACGAATCAGTGCGTTGATTACTTTTATCCATGAATTTGCTAAAAATTCAAAATAGCCAATGATGGAGTTGATTACCACGTTGACAAGGTTTCGGAATCCTTCAAACTTTTTGTATGCGACACCAAGACCGACAACTAGCAAAGCGATGCCTGCAGCAATAAGGCTGAATGGGTTGAGCGCCATGGCAACATTCACTGCCATGATTGACAGTGCGACTGCACCAATGGCTGCAGCGATAATGGTGAACGCTGTCGGGTTGTTTTGCGCCCAATCTCCGAAAGCCTGAAGCGCAGGAAGCGCAGCCTCAAGAACTGGGAGCAGTGCGCTACCCACTGATTCTTTCGTTTCGTTCATTGCAACTTGGAAGCGTTTGAACTTGCCTTCGGCAGTGTTCGCTGCGACTGTTGCAGCGCCATCTGTGGCAAGACCGATTGCATACATGACGTCTTCAAATGATGCGCCGTCTTTTATCATCTGACGGTATTCGGGCGCAAGTTTTGCTAGGGCTGTGAGGTTGCCACCGTAAGCCTTTTCCAATGCTTTCGTGACGGTCTCTAGTGGCAGACCTTTTTGCGCTGCAAGGTCGAAAGCCTGAGACGCTAATTTTTGGGCGTGGGCAACATCGCCAGTAGCACGAACAAGGCCAGCGAATGCCGGGCGTAACTCATCATCGGTAATTCCAAGTGCTTTACCTTGTGCAGTAATCCAATCTTCGACGC